AAATGATTCTTAAGTTATCTATTCTATTATCATTATTTATACCATTTATATGATCTAAAATTAAACTTATTTTCATACCGTTCCAATTTTCATCTTGACCACACAGTTCACATATTCTATATTTCAACCCTTCTTTATAAAGTTTATCTTTAATATTTCTTGTATATGTATAATTTGAATTTTCAATCAAAATTTCATCTAAATTAATTTTTTTTCCAATCAGTTTATTTTTAGTAATATTGAAATGAGAAATATCAATATTATTAATCATAATATATTTTTTTACTGTTTGCCTATTCCCATATGATTTAACTAAAAATAATTTTTCGCACACTTCAGATAATGTGTTTGAATTTTTTATTACATTTTTAAAATTATCACTTAAATAGAATAAGTTCTTTTTATGCTTTAAATTTAATCGTTTAGCTTTTGTTTGAACTGATGATTTGTGTCTATTAAGTTCGATAGCACAATATTCTAAGCCGAATTTTTCATAATGATCATTAAGAAAATTTAATTCACTTTGAGTCCATTTCATATATTTTTTATTTGTATATATAAAATATCCTTTCTCGTTTTTTTTGCACCCCTGAACGGTTACTATCCGTTTGTTTTACCAGAGTGACAATCTGGTTCTCCAACAAGGAGCCTACAAGGGTCTGAGTGGGAATGTGTGGTATCGAGCCACACATTCCCCATTATTAAGTGGTGGAATCCCTTCTGACGGTATCCTACTGCGCCAAGCGCAGTCCACTTCTAAAATATGGATAAGTTTGGACTTACCATATTTTATTTCAACTTCCAAGATGTCAAAGAACCTAAGTTCCAATTTAACTTATTGTGAGGGTAGAAGGATTCGAACCTCCCTACTGCCAGAGTCCATACGATAATTTGTTAAGCAGATTTGTTTTACAGGCAAACACCGTTATACCCCCATTTTTTTTCACCAGCATCCACTGGTTTTTATTTTAAAGAACATCAATATCGTGGGCCGCATTTAACCGCTCTGCCATCACATTCTGATCAACCGAATGTGAGTAGGATTCGAACCTACGTGGGTCATGACTCCCAGCCCTTTGGCGGTCTGCAAGGGGGTTGAACCCTTATTTTACAGGATAGACAGTCCAGTTCCCAACCATAGGGCGCAGCAGACCAAATTTGTGGAAGTTGTAGGATTCGAACCATACTCAGCACATTGGCACCCCCTCTTTCGGTGGGAGCCCCGCTTCACCGCAGCGAGTAGCACTTCCATTTCAATATTTTAAAGAACATTAATAAAACAAAAAACCCCAGTCTATTTTTTTGGACTGGGGTTTTTGTTAAACTCTTAGTTGTACAAATCATCCAGTCCAAGGCATATTTTCCTCATCAATGATAATCATATTATCATCATTATAACAACGATAACGACATATGTTCACTGTATTTTTAACTGAATTTTTCATATCTTTCATTTTTATATATTAATATTTTATGTTCCTTTTTTAATTTTCTCAAAAACTGAGGTGGCGCAGAGCTATCGGGCTCTGTCTTTATTCCGTCATTACATCGGAACCACTCAATTACGGTTGACTTAACAACTACTACCTGAAGTTCATCAGGCATTTCGTAATCTCAATCTTTAAGAACTTGCATGTCTAATTCTGTGGCAATTTGCACATAATAAAACACATTTATCTAACTCTTTTTTAATTTTAACCCACGATTTTATACTAATGAATATATCAAATTCTTTCGTGTTTCTTACTAAGTGGTGAAAGTCATACACTTCTGGGTGCAATTCATTATAACCACAATCAACACATTTTCCTCCTTTATATTCTATAGCTTGCAGCTTCAAATTTCTGCGCCTATCTGATGTTTTAGAACTACGACATTTTTTACACAAAGTATCATAATACCTCCAAATCTGACCATTCGCACCAGTTTGTTGTTGCTCGTAAAATTCGCTGGTTAAATAAACATTTTCGCAGCATTTACATTTCTTTTCTTTTACATCTATAGCTTTGAATGTATTATTTTTTAAGAACAATTTAGAAGCGGAAATGGGATTCGAACCCACGGAAACCTTCCGATTTCAAGAGCTTATGAGACTCCCAAGCATGACCACTACTTTACTCCGCAATGTATTTTAAATAGATTTTTAATTTTTCAAATTCTGTTTTGACAAATTCTTTATTATATTTTCCTAAATCTTTAATAATGTACGGTACATATCCGCATTTAATTATCTCGTGAATTTTAATATTATCTCTATTTTGAACTTGAAGTAATGAATGTTTTTCTCCAATTTTTTTATAATGCCAAATCCCATTCCACATTATTGCTAATTTATATTTTATAAGAATTACATCAGCATCCCAACCATTAAATATTTGTTCATTTAATTTAACATCATCGAAATTTTCAAGACAAAGTTCACTAAAAAAGATTTCATTTTTACTTCTTCTATTTTGACTTATTACCGATTTCCGTCCACCATTTTTAGCTTGATCTGTGTATAAATTTCGATAATTAGTGGCACAGCTTTTACTACAAAAAATTCTAATCTTTCTACTTTCGATAATCTCACCGCAATTTAAACACGAATATTTTTCCTTTTCTTTTTTAGGTTTAGAACATAAGGAATTTTTTATCTTTTGTCGTGTTTCATCACTATGTGACCTCGAATTAGCACAACTCCTTGAGCAGTAATATTTATCTTTTACTGGATGAAGTTTTTCTCTTTCTACTACCTCAAATTCACTTTCACAATTATTACAAAGAACGAGATACTTTTTAAAAGTACCAAATTTTTTTTCAATTTTACCAGCATTTTGATGCTTATTTTGACAACTAACATCACAATACTTATTCTTTACTAAATTTCCGCAATTTAAACAATGATTCAATTTTGTTTTTTCAGTATATATAAAAAAATACTGAGCGGAAAATTAAATCGAAGTAGCGGGAGAAGGACTCGAACCTTCGAGGCTTGCGCATCGGGTTATGGGCCCGATCAGATACCAACTTCTGACACCCCGCAATATATTTTTACTGGTTATTCATCATCATCAACTCTACTATCTTCAAACTTTGCGTTACCAGCGTTTTTCCTTTTATTATTTATAAGAACCATTTTTTCATCATCCGAAAGTTTCAACATTTTCTTTTCAACTTTCTCTCTAATCTCTTTAGTTTTTGTAGCCAATCCTTTTTCTGTTTTTGGTGCTTCACCAGCTTCAGCGTTCAGACTATCTACGAGGATCATAAAAACCTCTGTATCGATTGCTTGTTGTTTTAATTTATCTATCATAAAAAAACCCAGTCATTTTTTTGAGTTTGACTGGGTTCTTCTTTATGTTTTGCACAAAGGAATCTAACCAGTCAAATTCTGATCTTCATTCATTTCGATATATATATTATAACAGCGCATTTCCTTTTTGTTTTTTTGCAATTTAATTATTGCAGTTATTAATTATAGTTTAGTTTTTTTTAAAAGTTTAATCTTTGTTATATATATTCTGAAAAATGTCATTTTTTTCCAGAATTGATGATGCAAAAGTAAAAAGGTTTTTATTATAAAAAAAGTTTTTTGTTGATTATTTTTGAAATATTTTTTAAGTTGCTGATTTTCAATCTACTTATTTTTCTTAAATGGGTCAGTTTCCAACCACTTATTATATTTTGTTGAAAAATATCGTGGAATAATGCTGATAAATAACACGAAAATTGGTATTAAATTAAATAAGTACCCAGATTTTCCTAATGTTATTGGACATAATAAAATTCCAAGAATAATTAAAATCATCCAACTTATTAATGTTCCAAAAAATATTAATTCTCTTCTAACCATTTTATTTTATTTTTTTTAATTTCATTTTACGATATTCTTTATTTGATAAGAAGTGCTTATTATATGGTGGAATTGGTAAATTTCCAAATAAATTTGGGTCACCAATATAAAATGGAGTGGTCACTTCAAATTGTGTTTTTTTGGGGTCTGGGTCAAAACAAACATGAATCCAAGAAGCACCATTTCCAATCTCCTCTAAATAAACATAATATTCCTTTCCAACTTTAAATTTATTTCCGCATGATTTTTTACAATATACTGTTCTTACCCATTTGGTAAGTTTACTATCTTTTAAAATTGGAGCTTTCATTTATTTTTTTTAATTTTTCTTTTCTTATAAATGCTTTTACAGTCTTTTTATCAAAAAATTCTTCACCGTCAGTAATCATAGGGTACCATGTAAGAAACAAATCAGATTTGGTGACTTCTATCATTTGCCTAATTTTTTCTTCATTAGAAGTCTTTGGTTTATTATATAGGTTCCAGCCTGATGGTGGATCGAAATCCAGTATATGAATTAATGCTGAGTCCGTACATATATAATAGTAGCTTTCCTGACTTGGGTACACTTCAAAATATAATTTTGTATATTCGGCACCAATTAAAGTACCTTTATACTCAGGTGATCTTCCTCTTACGGAATTCAGCATCAAAAATTTTTTTTCCTGACGATGATTTTTCATTTAAATCCTTTTCTTTTATTCTGCAATATCCACCGATAGATTATATATTTCTGCTTGTGCTCTTTAATATCATAAATGGTTAACGGAACAAAAATATCGAGGTCCTCGATTTTAACATACACGATCATATAGATAACTGGGTCTTTGATATAATCCCCGATAGCTCTACACATTTTTTTATTCTTGGTGTATTTACCGTCTCTGAAATATACAAAATTCCCCCTCAGGACTTCTACCCAATTAGCCCAATAATTTTTATAAGTAAAATTTTCGTTTCCTTGCTTGTTACCCCAACGTTCTTCATACCGTAATTTGAAATGCTCAAAACATCTTTGGATTTCTGGATGTTCAGTATACAATAAGTTACGATCAAATTCTTGCAGTTTCTTATATTTACCTTCCAGCGGAGAATTCTGACTTTGTCCAGTCATCGTATTTTAGTTTCTTTTTATATATTGCAAAGATATAAAAATGTTGTTAGTATTCGCAATTGTGAGACTGAAAAAAATTCAATCGTTTTTTTCTTTTAAATATTTTAATGCAACTTTTCTAAATTCCTGTTTAAAGTGTTCTTTGGCATAAGTAACATCACACCAAAGTAAAACATTTGAATCAAATTTACCGTAGCCGATTTTGGGTTTTGTTTCATTTTCCTCCATCACCATAATAAATATTGGGTAATCTTTTTGATGTAGGCTTTTAAATATTGGTTCTTCCTGATTAAACCATTTGTAACCCAATTTGAACAGTTTTTTCTGTTCTTTTTCACATTCTACAGGATTTTGGCAAAGAATTAATTTCATTGACTTTGTTTTTATTTCACTACACGCTGTCATCACCAAACAATTTATTAAGTTTAGTAAGCCTTTCCTGACGTTTCAATTTTCTTTCAACTACTGCCAATCTTTGTTCATCGGTTAACCTTTCAGACTTATACTTTTTTCTCGCTTCGAATAATTCATGCATCATTTCATCCATTAGGGATTTACCAACATCACCGCACACAGTACAGAGATCATAATCTATTTGTGTGAATTGATTATATGGCATTGTACAATGATAGCAAACTGGATTACCGCAAGTTCTGCAAATGAAAAGTTCATTTTCAGTTCGTCCACAAATATGACATTTCTCTTTCATATGTTTAAAAATCAGAATATACAGGAATTTAATTCATATTTTAAGGCAGCCCGAAACCATTTCTTTTGTGGAAAATGCGGCACTTATACCCTAATGTTTTTTTAGCCCTGCACCGAGATTCCGTCTTCTTTCAATGGACATTTCTTTCCATTTCGGTTATAATTCGAGCCTACACTCCAGAAGTCACCCCATGGTTTAAACTGGGTGCATATTTTCGAATCTATATTCTGATTCACGATTTAAAAATTGATCTAAACCACCAGACAAAATAAATTATTGTGGCAATAAGAATAATCCACCAAAATAAATGATGCTGAATAACTTTAGTTATAGATATTGCAAAAATAAATGGAGCAATAAATATGCTTATGCCGCCAATAAAATTTATTATTTTTTCATTTTTCACGTTTACCATATGATGTGATGAATCTTTGATCGGCTAACATACCGAGTCTTCTGAGAAAACTTGTCCTTGACCTTAATGAAGGGTTTTCCGAACAAATTTACTTCGGTAATACCAACACCGTATCGCATATGACCATCTTTGTCGTACCAGCGAATTTCGTGGGCCTTTGAAATTTTTTCAGGTTTTGGGGTTTTTTCTTTTTCTTTTTTCATGGAGCATGATATTTTTATAATTAATACTGAGTGTTATTCTTGTACTTCACAAAAGCCTTGTGACATTAGATAGTCACTGAACAAACTGATAATATAGCCATCCGATTTACCAGCCAAATATGGCTGATTAAGCCAAGTCTGAATTTCAATATCAGTCAAATCAAACGATATATAACTGTAATTATCATTCATTAATCCTCTGAGGCTGGACGGTGTCATTGAATTTGCCATATTGTGATTTTTTAAATGTTAAATACCTCTTTCGATTACTAATTCAACCACTTCATAGTATTACAAGGTTGTTTTTAATTGCAAGAGTTCTCAGTGAATCACGGAACCATTTTCTTTCAATTTCATCATGGAAGACGGTATACCACCCATCTAAAATAACGGTCATATTTTTTATTTTCGAAAGCAATTTTAGAATATCTTGCAGGGAATGTGACTTAAAAATAGTCACATTCGCCCCGCATTTCAATTCACCAACTTCAGCAGTATCAATGACCAATAGTGGCATTTTCAAATTATTGATCAAAAACTGAATTCGATCTTTGAGCATGCCATTGACTTTAAAAAACGAATGTTCCACTTTCGATATCTTCCTTGATTTTCGATTCAAACAATGATGTTTTTTCGATAGTGTAGAACCGTTCATAGTTCTCAACTTTCATCATCAACGAAAGGGTGATGACGTTATCAAAGAAGTTCTTCATATGCTGGCTTATGGATTCGGTTGATGGCTTTGGCGGGGCAGCTTTTTTCCAAGCGGCAGCCTTACTCACATCAGCCAAACGATCCAGCTTTGCTTTACGAATTTTCTGATCGACATCCTTCCTCAGCACTCGTGCGTCAGCAGCGGCATGATCGGAAACAACTTCATATGAATAGCACCATTCAATCTTATCTGGCTTAGCCTTTTTGTGCTTTGTGTCAGATTTCCGCAATTCCTCCAGTGCCCTTTCAAAAAGGATATTGTGAAATTTTTTTACTTCGGTTGATGATAATGGAATTTTGATCATAGTTTTTCTGGGTTTAAATTAGTGAATGAATGCAATAAGCATCAATGTTGCTAACCATGCTACGATAGCAATGGTCTTGTGTTTCTTGTTCATCGGTTTTGTAATCATGGCTTTAAAATTTAAATTTAGGTTAATGTGTGGGATCGGAAGTTATCTTCTCGATCCATTTATTCATCTTTATTAAAATTTGTTCTTTCAAAACTTCTTTTGTGATACCAGCCTTTACTGCCATTGCGACATCAACAATGAAAACATCAGCAATTTCTTCGGCAACGTCAGCCTGAGTTTTTCCTTTGTAGGCACAGCCTGGGGCTTCGGTATAGGATAGTACAGCCTGTGATAGCTCACCATACTCTTCACCACATTTCAGAGCCATCTGTAAAAGATTCTTTCCCTCTTTGGTTCGTGATATTTCAAATATTCTATCGATAATTTCATCCATTCGACAAATGTATAATTATTTTTTGGAGAAAAAAATTACCCTCTCTGCTTGTGAAAGTATTCTATTACTTTTTTCTTTTCAGATTTGGTAAGTTCTCTTTCTATTGTTTTTGGTGCTGGATAGCTGTTACCCAATAATGCAGTAGTAACACAACCAGAGCAAATGTCTTTTCCATGAATAAAATAGAATGTTTTGTGCAATTCACGAATTTTTGTTTTAAGTGAAAATACCCTTGCTTCTGAGCATATGTCGCAACTAACATCGTATAGTATCATTTTACTTTTTTATGCAAGCACCAAACGCTTTCATTAATTCATTCAATTTGACATCTTTCATATCCTTACCAGCAAATGAAGTAATGGTACTAAGAATTTTGGATTCATCAAGTTCTTTTCCTTCTAAAGATTCAATAATATGCATGACGTTTCCAAGCCCAGTACCATATTCACACAACTCTTCATCAAATTTCGGGTGGTTTTTGTTGATGGGCCTGATATTCCACTTTGATATATCCGTGGTATCTTTGAGGCAAACACTCGCATTATCTTTAGATGTAAAATGGTAAGAATTTCCTTCAATTGCAGAAAGAACCATAAGATCATCTTTTTCTTGAAAAAGGTTATTGATAAACAAAAATTGCTTACCAACCTTATATTTGCTGAATTCGGATACTTTTGTTAGCATCTTATTTGAATTTACTTACGTCAGTAACCTGAACTGGCTTTGTGCCATCAAACTTGATGCAATATTCCCAAATCGATGGAAGCCCGTCTTTAACGGAATTCAGATCATCTGCGTGGATTGCTTTCTTCCAAATCGGAGATTCGTTGAGATTCTTCCTGATGTTTGGGTCTTGAATTGTCGAGTACACTTTAATTGTTTCCATAGAGTTTCTTTTTTTAGACTACAAAGATAAGTAAATTAAATTAATAAAAAAATAATATATAGAAAAATGATAAAAAAGTTTGAAAAATACACATTAAATAACAATTTCTGGAAATGGTTTGGCAATTCTAAGATTGTAGATGCAAACGGCAATCCATTAATTGTTTATCATGGCACCATAAGCGACTTCGATGTTTTTGATAGAACATCTGGTGAATTTGGTGGTGGTATTTATTTTTCAAGAAATGTGGAAGATGCCCAATACTATGCTATGTTAAAAGGTGATCAGTGTCGTAATATAGTTCCAGTTTATCTATCCCTTCAAAATCCGTATTATCATGATATCTATTACAGTAAAAAAATGTTGCCTACCAGAACAACACTCATAAAAAGAGGTCATGATGGAATTATTGGTAAAACAGCAAATGGTACAGAAGAAATTGTTGTATTCTTTCCAAGCCAAGTTAAATCCGCTATAGGTAATAATGGAGATTTTGACAATAATAACCCTTCAATTCTGAATTAATCCTTAGAGTAGATTGTTTTTTCCATTATTAAATAATGTAAATTTTCATCGTAGACTTTAATATATGTTACAAATTTCTTACTCATTGTCCAATTATTCGCCTTAATGACAGTAGAATATACAATATCTTGGGTTTCATGATTTATAAATTCGACTCTATACAACTTTTGTGAATTTTCACCAATTATTTCAACAAACGCTCCACCATTATCAAAATTGTAAGTTATGTTTTCTTCACTAAGATATGGAACTTCTTCGCCTTTTACAAATTCATCAATTAAAGATTGTCCAGTACACTGATCTGCTAATGATTTAATAACAGTTGCTTGCTTACCAGTGACAAATTCATGAATAGCTTCATTAAACCAAATGTCAATACCATCCCATCCAGTGGTGTATATTTTATTTATCCAATACCATTTGGTAGATGCTGGCAAGATTATAAAATGCGCCAATATTATTTTATCTACAATACAATAGTTAGGATATTCTTCATCAAGATAATAAACTTTACTTTGTTCATACCCAAACGAATTTTTTCCACCCCACGAAAACTCGTATATCCCATGTTTTTGGCAATAATCCAATGTCTTTTTCATTTCTGGTAAAAAGTTATCAACAGGAATGTTAAGGACACAATCGCATTCACATAATATAAGTGCGTCTATATCAGATGAAAAATTTTCAGTAATAGCTTTTGTGAACGATAAATAATTCCCATAATGCCCCTTATTATGATAATAATCTGTAATAGGGATAGGATATTCACCATCATATAATGGTGTTACTTGCTGAATATACTCAATACCTTTAATTTTAGATAAGCTGTTGATAGACTTTATTTCTCTATCCCCATCAAGTCTATTTAATATATGTACAAGCTTAAGTTTCATATTTTTAGTGATGACTTATTCTTACATGCCTTAATTTTTTGAATAACCCATTATGTTCCAATGCTGAACCATAACTACCATCTTCATCCGAATAGCCAAATGTATATATTTGTTCTTCTATTGGCTCATTATTGATGGTTTTAAGTTTCATTTTTCTACCTATAATTCTTTCATTGAAAATAGTATCTGCAAAATCGCATTGAGCTTGATTGTATCTTTTAAATCTGTCATGAAAATCCGCTGGAATAGTAGATGCCTTATGATCAATAAAATCCTGTAAATCTGGAGAATTTGGATCATCAATATATCCACTTCTGATAACTTTTTTGGCAATTTTTATTTGATTTTTTCTACGTTTTTGACGCTTGATATCATTCCATACGGTTAGAGCGGCTTGAGCAGTCGTAAAATCAATTTTTTCCTTAGTATTATAATTTGTAGTCACCGAAGCATAAATTGTCCGATTCTTATCAAAAAGAATATCCTGTACATCTTTGCAAGATTTAGGCTCCCTTGGAAATACAACCACAAAGGAACTACTTGAACTGTTACTAACAAAACCGTTACGTAATTTCATTCTTTTTTATTTTATCTAATTTTAACTTTCTAAGACTTATTACCTCATCATAAAAATACTCATTTAATGAAATATTCATTAGCGCACTTTTATAATTCGCCATGACATCGCCACTGACGTTAACATGAAAAACTAAGCTTCCACCCGCATCATAAAAAACCAAATATTCATTATCAAGTGGTCCTTCAGCTTCATAAACTTCACCTTTTTTATATAAGGTCATCAAATCCTTTTTACAAAGAAGTTTTTTTCTTATTTTATATGGTGAGGATATAATTGGTCTTCTCATTTTAGTGGTGGCTAAATGTTCTGTATTCTAATCTTTCAAATATATCACCATGCTCAAGTGCTGATTCAAGGGTGCCATCGTTATCGCTAAATTCGAAAACATAAAACGCTTCGGAAGTTTCTTTACCTTCCAACTTTTGCAATTTGGCTTTACGCATGTTAAAGAACTTATTAAATTCTTTAATGCCGTCATCTTCATCATATTCGCCAAATTCTTCAGCAGCAGCTTTAATATCATTTAACTTTTGCCCTTTAATACTACTCCAAATGTATTCGGAAACCATACGGGATTCAAACAATTCTTTTCCATATGGGTTACTATAGTAACTATTTGGTGCCCCAAATAACATAATTTCAAGTTCCTCAATAGTTGCTGGGTCTTTAGGAAATATAACTACAAATGAGCTGCTTGAGCTATTACTTACGTATCCTGTTCTTATCTTCATTTTGATAATTTTTTTATTCTTTCTAATTTTTTTTCTCTCAAATATTTTTCAATTTCATCAATTGGAATTTCATCCAATTTTTCTTTGTTTGATTTTACTGGGGCAGACTTTATTTTTTCTATTAACGTTTCATAGTAATTATCATCAACGTCATATATTGGATTATTTTTTTTAGTCCATATATCATATTGTGTTTTCTTCATCTCATCCAAATACTTTTTCAGATAATCATTATTGTGGTCAAATTTACCAAAACTATAGTCTTCCATACAAAAAAGTTTTATTTACTCAAAGATACTAAAAAATATTATTACAAGCATCAATAATTTCATCAATAATTTTATCGTCCAGCTCTTTATTGTGTGCTATTCTCATAACGAAAGTTATTTCTTCGTATGATAGCCCATGCAGATAATAGCTATACACCAATTTGATTATTTTTGTTTTATAGAATAGCATCATGAACCAAATAAGAAATCATCATCCTTTGCTGCTGGTGATGGAGGACCAAAAATCTTATTTAACTTATTTTTTCGAGTAGCTTTAACAATTGCACTATTTGTAAACATTTTATGATTTATAACATTTGATATCAATAAAGAATGATCTTCTTCATAAAAATCTTCATTTAAAAATTTTGATGCCTTATAATCAGGAAATCCAGACCTTATCGCAATTTCTATTAAAAAAGCTTTATTAAAAATGACGTTTTTATCCCCAGCAGTAGCATCTATAAGGTCTTTCATTTTAGTAAAAATACCTCTTCCAAATGCAAACAATTTAACTTGATCTACCAATTGAGGATTTTGAGCATCTTCTAATATACGAACATAAGAATAATATTTTACCACCCGCTGTACGCTTTTTATGTCTGGAGTTAATTCAAAATCATCTGGTTCTTTACCAATATATTTACTTTGTTCCGACAACTGTCTTCGATACAATGACTTTAAATATTGGGTTGATGAATCATCTACAAATACTGCATCCACATTAAGGTTATTCCTTCCAATATTTAACGATGGACAATATTTAATATAAAATAATTCTACTTCCTTAATACCTTCTAAGGTTTTAATAAACCCTATTTTACTTGTCACATTGGATTGCGGTGACATTGGGGTTGGTCTATAGATCGGCATTTTAAGCGGATTAAGTGGCTGCCTTGGTTTGTAAAGATTCATATAATTTTATTTTTAGGTTAAACTAATTTTATTTTTAATCCCATTTTTTGCATTTCCAATAAAGCTTCAGCATTCCCCATGGCATCATCCACAGGATTGTGAGAATGAGTTGTTTTTCTGAGATGCTTCCATCTTGCTTGAGCATCATTCACCATACCACAATACAAATCACCAATTCTTCTTGAAGACCAACCAAATGGACAGCTTCCATAGTATTTTAGGAAGTAATAATTTATCCATGGATAATCATAACCGTTATTATCAGCGACAAATATAGGCTGACCTACACTAACTTCTTTGATCCATTTAGCAAAATCATCCATTGCTATAACTGGCTCTGGAAATTTCTCATGTTCTCCCCTACTAAACCCGCTAATTGCTAAAGATTCTGGTACCCAAATATCAGAAATTGGCTTTAACTGAGCATAAAAAGTTTTCTTTAATGATGGCTCCACAACGACTGCGCCAAAGCAAACCATTGAATGCACACTTATGATTGGGCCATCTGTTTCAATATCGACTGATATATAAGACATAATTATTTAATTATTTTTTTTAATTTCATTTTTCTAATTTCTTTCAATGTTGAGTAGTATGGATATTTATCTTTATCCAATATTCCATCAGGATGCGGAATCATATAAAATTCTGAATAATCATATCTTTACCAAGAATCATATTAACTTCATATTCTTCGCCTTTTATTGGAAACTTATAATCATTAAGCACACATAGAGTATTTTCACCTTTAATATTTTTAATTTGAACGTTAAGCCCCTTACCAAATTGTTTTTTCATGACCAGAAATCTTTAACATCATCATCTTCATCAGTTGATGATACCCATTCCCACTCACCATTATTTTTTTCGGATACTGGCTGTACAATATTTACCTCAATAAATTCATCATCTTCTTGGATTGAATTTTCTTGATTTGAATTGATAATTTTACCAAGCTTCGCTTTACGGGCATCCATTTTAATCTTATTCTTCAAATAAAGATTAATATTATTTACTGAAAGTGTAATATAATCCTTTACTTCTTTCGATACTGGTTTACCAAATGAAGATATCGAGCTCCAATGAAATTCCCCATCATCTTCTGGAACTGTGCTGCCAACTGTTAAAGTTGAAGAAGGAGAAGGTGATACCCCAGATATCCCAGACATAGACATTTTATTTGCATTCCAATCTTTATAATGATTTAATTGAATTAAAATATCATTATATTTTACAATCATTGAGCTATTATTTTTTATATTATCAATGTGTGATGCTATTGTATCTGGATTAGATCGCCCAGCCAATTTAATAAGATCGTCTGTTGTTATTGGTACTTTAAATCCATACTTTTTAAATGCATTAATAGCCGATTTAAATTTTTCTGGGTATTCAATAAGTTCACAATGGTCGCTATACAATATATGCAGTATTTCTTTTACCATTTTATCATGCTCCAATTGTAATCTTTTAAATGACCATGCAGCATTTATAGTCTTTCTTAGTCTAATTGCCAAAATAAATGTTTCGGCAAAAAGTGTTCTATGAGTATCATCTACCAATATATCATTATTCAAATTAGTTATATTTGAGATTGTTTTTAAATTTTTTCGAATCCCATAAAATATGCCATCCTTAGTATTAAGTATATCTAATTTTTGCGCAGTAGGATAATTTGTACCCCAATACCAAGATAGTAACTTTTTTGTTGAATATAATTTTTTATTGACAATTGTTGTAAACGTAACTGGAAGATTTAATTTGAATATAAAGCCAACCCACGGCATTATTTTTTTTAGATATTTTTTTACATTTCCATCTGTAATATCAGAAGCTTTACAAGGTATAAATTTTCCATTATGTGATCTTGCTATTAATCCAGTTTCAGAATTAATATAATATTTAGCTCCAACCTTTGCTGATTTATACATTCTAAGCGTCACAGATACTCCATAAGAAATCATTTCACTTCTTACTATATGAATATCACCATTTCTAAATGCAACAACCCTGTGAGCTTTCGGAACTGATCTTGACATAATAAGTAATCTGGCAGCTAATCTGTCCTTAGCATACAAATCAAAGAATTTTCTGTATGCAGTTTCAACATCGGACTTAAGTTCAACACATTCCCATTTTTTAAAATCTTCAGCCATTTGGTAATTTAATTAGTAATTCGTTGTCTATTGGCGATATTCCATTTTTATGAAGTTCTCTGGTCGCCTGTACCGCTATACAATGGGCACTTTGATGTACGGTGTAGTATAACGTGATCAAATGGATCGGGTCAGCTACTTTCCAGCCTTTTACTTCAATCGTTGGTAAATCACCTTTAAACATATCTATTACCATTTTTCGATTTTGTTTAATTTTTTCGTATCGGATGAATGAATTATTATCATATTTTGTCTTTATATGATACCAATCATTGGATTCAAGTGTCATTTGAACTTTAAGAAAATTTTCTGGCTTAACAAATATATCAATATCACGATGATCATGAAGGTGCTTATATTCAGTGTGAGGTGGTGAAATGAAATGCCAAGCCCATCCGCCAGAAAGAGCAATCCATTCCTTAATTAAAAGAAGTTCTTCCATCTGATTTTTAAGATGTGAATCATCATATAGTTCACCATATCTTTCTGGGTTATGCTTCTTTATTTTCGTCTTCATTTTCTTGTATTTTAAGTAATTTTAAAATTCGTTCTTTAGTTTTTCTATAATTTAGAATTTCTTTTTTTTTCTGATTTCTGGTTAATAAATAATCATTTAAATTCGTAGTACTAATTAATCCATAATGACTATTTACATGCATTTTAATTAAATGAATATCCCAATTTAAATTATCTATCTTTTTATCAATAATTTCTAACTTGGTCATAGTTCATTTAGTTTTTTCAATTTATCTTTACGAAGTTTTTTGTTAGTACAGTTCTTGCAGAATCTATTTGTTATTGGAATATTATATGTAGAATAAAAACCATCACATCCTTTACTCTGACACTTACCCATAAGAATTGTAATAGATGCTTTATATTTTAATGACCCACCGCCAAAAATTGAATTATTCATTTAGTTTTTTCAATTTATCTTTACGTTCTTTGTGAATAATCTGTTTGTTCATTTCATTAAAATCAAGATGATCAAAATCAGTGAAATTCCCCCAGTCATCACCCCACTTTACATATTCATCTTTAACATTAACTATTTTGCTGAGAAAATTTTGCATATCAAAATTATTCATAGTTGTGTATCCATAAATACAATTTGTACGTTCTTCAATACTCCATTCCTCACCAGCTCCGACAAATCCTAATTCTCCAGCATCCAAACTCCCATGAAAATTTTCACATTTAATATTATTTTCGACAATAAACTTTAATGCATATTGAATATGATCTTTAATCATTTCTATTTGATTCTGCTTAAGAGCACTTATCGGAATACAAAAAGAACTACTTGATGAATTACTAACATAACCATTTCTTATTTTCATTTTACTTTATTAATTTTTTCTAATTTTGCTGAACGGAGAGCCAATTGCTGCAAAATACCAAGTTCACATCTGCAAAAAACCTTATTCCTTCCCTTTGCAATAAATCCTTCAGTATACGAGCTTCTACCACATTTTGGGCATTCTTTTTTTAAGTATTCCTCTCTTCCAAAAAATTCATATTTGAGCATATAAAAATCATCAAAAGCTTTATAGTAATAATACATATCTTCCAAATCTCTTGGGGTTCTCATTACTAATATTTCATTATCATTCTCATCATAATCTTCACGTTCATACTTAAATTTATTTTTAAACTCCTGTGATAAAGTTTCAAAATCTACCATATATGGCTTAAAAACATTTTTCTTAATTGATTGTTCTGTTGCTACAACAATAAGTCCATCAACTTTACGAATATATGTTCCTTCCGATGTGTGAAAGAATACTGGGGTATCTGGGTCATTCAAAGAAATAAGTTTTTCTCGAACTTCAGTGAAATTGTCAAATATTTCTGAAAATTGGTCCATGATATTTTCTGCAACTGATCTTACAGTTGGAAACTTATCGTTCACACCTAAAATGAATGATGTTGACGATGAATTACTTACAAATGCAGTTCTAACTTTCATTTATTTATTCTGTATTGACGATTTTTATTTTTATGAAGCTGTCTCGAAACTTTATTTTTATAATAATGAGTTAGCATAACTTGACGTTCTTTGCATTTTTGATCACCAGTGAATCTGTCGTCATAATTGTAATTTGGAGTTTCATCTGACCAGTAAAAATAACTGGAAGAATATGAAGTATATGATCCCATAGCTCTATACCTATGAGACCAAAACATGTTGCGTTCTTCTTTCTCATTTGATTTACTTAGCAATAAAAACAATTTATGAATCATCGATCCTTTTTCAAATCCATTAATATTTGCTAATTTAAGCCGCCTTAGAAGAATATCATTTATTTCAAATTTCAGGATATAATCCTTCGCATAAGTAATCTGAAAACCTTCAACTTCAATCTTTTTAAAGTAATTTATATTACTTTTCAAAAGTAATCTTGTGTAGGTATCCTTAGCACTTAATTTTGGAAACTCGTATGACTTTATCATATATCAATTTTATTCAAAAATACGTAAAAAGTTTTGTTTTTTGCACAAAAGCGTCTGGTTATTTTTATATATAAAAATAAAAATTATATATGGGAATAATATTAAATGAAAAAACAAAAAATGAATATGGGTACAATATTATAAATCTGAAGCCAAACAGTTTAAAATTAGTTATATGGAAGTGTAAAAGTTGTGGAATCGAAAATACTAAAAAATTTAGAGATGCCAAAAAAATAGATTTGTGCATATGCTGCTCAAATAAAATTAATGCTAACACCAATAAGGATAAACGAAAACAAAAACTGATCGAATGGCATAAAAATAATCAGCACCCATTAAAAGGAACTAAAAGACCGCCTCACGTTATTGATGCACTTAAAAAAGCTAATACTGGAAGAGAATTATCAAAAGAGCATAAGAAAAAATTAAGTATTAGAAATTCTGGTGATGGTAATCCGATGTATGGTAAAAAGCATACGAAAGATAATATTAAAAAAATGTGTACAATTCAACAAAAAATTGCAAGACGTGGTGAAGAATGCAATTTTTACGGTAAGTGCTATCATGGCAAAGGTGGGTGGTATACTAATGATGAAACAAAAATTTGGATGAGAAGTACATGGGAACTAAAATTTGCTAAATATCTTGATCTAAATAATATTCAATGGACTTTCGAAAAAAATATATTCCCAATAATATATAATGATAAAAAAGGAACATATAGACCTGATTTTTATTTAATCGATTTAGATTTATATGTAGAAATTAAAGGCTGGTGGAGAGATGATGCAAAAATTAAATATACTGCATTTAAGGAGCAGTATAAGAATATACAGATAGAAATATATGACTCTAAAAAATTAAAAGAATTAAAAATTATTTAATTATAATAGTCACGTCTTCATTTACTAATTCTTCCTCTATTATTTTTCTAATAGTATTCCAATTGCCTCCAGCTAATCCAGCTCCTATTTTAGGCATTACTATTTTTTTACCAGAAAATTGTGTCTTAATTTCTTTCATACAATTTCTAATTGCCACATAATCTACATTATTTTTTCCCCGCCATTGAAATTGAGTATATGCATTCACTATAATTGGTATTGTTAATCCTGTTGTGTGTACTATCTTACCTAATTTATCTTTAGGTGAAAGTTTTGAATTCTTATCAGCTAAATAGGCATATGGATATTTTTCTTTTATAAGTTTAGCTACGCCAGCCCCCATCGTAGAAAAGCAATTACAACCATGAACAATTATATCATATTGTTCAGGATGTTCAAATAAATCACCGTAAATTTCTTTCATATTTTTTATCATTTATTTTCTTTAATTTTAATTTTCTAAGTTTTAATTTTGCTACACTTTCTATTAGCAAGTCTGTACCAACGCTTACCCAAGAGCAATTATTACAGTGATATACAGGTTCAATATAACTTCCACTATAATCTTCATCTACAACAGAAAAATCATTGCAAACTATACATATTGGGCAATACTCTTTAATCTCTATTTTCAATTTTTTCTAATTTTGCTAATCGTTCCTTCTTTAGAATATCCAATTCACAATCTTTGCACACCCCAGAGCCATAATAAGGTACACCACAACGGCTACATATCATAATCCATAGTTCTTTGGCTCTATGCCTATTAGTGAAGTGTGATAATCCCATTTTTCAATTGTTTCATTTTATTTAACCGCTCAGATTTCAACGAATCGTTTTTTAACTTCATTAATTCTTCATCAGTTCCATACATATATGTAGTCCAATCTGACATTTCCCACTGTTCCATATAAGTGTGCCAATCATCCTCAATTTTCCTTAAACTTTTCATAAATTTCCAACAATTCTTTTATTGCCTGGATGACATTTGCTCAATAAATAATTTATGTATTACAAAAAGAAAACATAATGCCAGCAAAAGAGCAAAAATAGAAAAAGATTATAAGATCAGCTTACTCAAACGTCATAAATAGGACAGCCGATATTTGAATTTCTACATTTAGTCACTTCATCGCTGAATCTTCTAACTTTTTCATTGAACCAAATATCTTTCATGAAATCTTTACAATTTAAAATAGATAGCCCAGCTTCCCAGCCACCACATCCTTCAGCGAAAGAGCATGGCATATAATTCAAGTCAACATTCCAATAACTTGAATATTTCCCAGCGCAACAAGGTTCAATAAAACCTCGCATATAATCATATTGATTATTTTTTTCAATAAAATTAAATGTCTTAGCCCCTCCACATGAATCAAACCCAACCCCAATAGATTTTTCGATAGCAAATTTAAATAAATCATCAAACTTTTCTTGTGACAATTTATTAAATTTACCAGCACTCCTACCTTTTTCTTTGATCGACAACATCACTAAAGCACGTAATTTAGATAATCTCGGATCAGTCTTAATATCAGATATTATTTCAAGAGTTCTATCGTATGTTTCTTCGCTAATAACAGCATGAATATTACATTGTTCTAAGCCTCTATCAGTTAAGCCTTTTATGCAATTATAAGAATCTTGTTTATCCCCCAAAACTGATACTGCACATGCCCCAACAACTTTTACCAAATTATCCAAATCCGATTCTGTAGCATCACCATTTATTGTAATTGTTGGAATTATATCATGATCTCTGGTATAATTTAAAATTTTCCATAAATCTGGGCATAATGAAATACTTCCAATTCCGTAAGCAATCGTTGTTATTGTAGGGGGTAACTTGTGAAATGCCTTTTTAAAATCTTCAAATAATAAATTTTTTCCACGTATGATATTACTTTTATAACAAAAGGAGCAGTATTTATCACAGCACTCAGAAATTTCCCAATCTAAAATTTCGGGGGCAGTATTTGTCAAACTTCCATCCGTGCCAAGATCGGCAACAAATTTTCTGATATCAATTTTTTCCATCCAAATATTAGACCACAAAACATATAATTCCATTTCTTGCTTTGTAATTTTTTCTGGTAAAACCGAATAATCTCCTTTTCCAAACCTAACGAAGAAGCCATTTTTTTTATTAAAGAAAAAATTATAATCTTCGCTCCTTAAAGCTTTATAATTTTCAGTATCTTTTATTGTTGCTATAGAGCCATCAAAAAGCTCAAGTTTATGTATTTTTTCCATTTCCAGTTTATATTTTTAAAAGTACAAATATAAAATATTTTTTAGACATAAAAAATTATTTCTTTTTAATAACACAACATAAAAAATTTCTACAATTATCAGGAATAAAATATTGAACAATTTCAAAATTTAATTCATTGAACTTTCCAAGCAATTCATGATCCCAATCGACTTCTGTCGGTTGATTGAAAAAATGACAGTACCCCCTGCCATGATAATCGACAAGTCCCCAAAGACCATCATCTTTATTTTCATCTGTCATTACAAATGAGGAAAATATCATTATCCCACCACGTTTCAAATATTTTTTTGCTTTTTCAAAATAATTCCAACGTTGTTTTTGAGAAAGATGTTGAAAAACATTAACAGAATATATCACATCCAAACTTGTCGGAATTTGTTCAGGAATATCCCAGCCATTTGTTTCGAATAAATTTTTAAGAACAATAATACGGTCTACAACATCAATACCATAATACTCAACATCTTTGTTGTATTGCTGCATATAAAATGCAACATTTCCATACCCATACCCAATTTCAAGCATTTTTCCATTCTTGATATTTTTGAATTTTTCATCAAGTTGCCTAATAGCCCCAAGTCCTTGTGCCATTTTAAATGTTGAATTATTAACATCTGACGTGGTTCTATTTGTTTTAGGTCCACCAGCAACTGCAAAACATTTATACTGTTTACTAACAATTCTCCAAAATTCTTGATTATCAATATTATCTGGGCTTAAACTATTCAAAACATCCCTTGGAACAACAAGCCTATAGGGTGTTCTTTTTCCGTCTGGCATGAGCTGTTCAGGCAACTTAATAATCTTTGCCTTAGGATATAAGCTTTCCCAACAATGGGTTGCTGTTGGTGTAAAGTTTCCATCAGGCAGCTTCAATTCATACTCATTATCTTCATTATAAAATTCAAAGAACGGCTGTAAAGCATCTTCAAGCTTAATTTTTTTGTAACTCATACACAAATTTAATTAAAATTATTGTAAAATAAAACTTTATTTCCAAGAAAGTGTATTTTTCTTCTTACACCCCCATCTTGGCTGTGGAGTGAGTTTATTTAGTCTATTCAGTTTTTTCTTGCGCTCTTGGCGTTTCCATACAGATTTTGGGATTCCAGCAACCCCAGATGATCCTGAAGGTCCTGTATGCCCAAAAATCCCAGATGATCCAGAAACTCCCAATTGTGGTGACCATCCATATGGGGTTGCTGATGATGAACCAGAAGACGGTACTCCTGATGATGAATTATTTACTGTATGCTTAATACTCTTTTTACTGAACCACATTATTTCTCTTTTTTAAGATTATCTAACTTTTTTTTACGAACATATTTTTCAATCATATCAAACGGAATATCATCTAAAGTTCGAGCCCAATATTTTAAATCTTTTTTAACTGGGCTACTAACAAACTTGTGATCAAAGCTTCTTCCAAAATTATTTATCAATCCCATATTTTTTCCTAATTTGTTTAAAAAATATTCGTTTTTCTTTTCTATTGTTAATTTTATCAATCACCGTTAAAATAAATCTAACATAATCTACAAGTAGATTCAATTACATTCATTTCTTTGTAACAGACACCGTATTGTCCTGTGAGAAACCGATTCAAAATGTTCTTCCCTGCATTTATATCTGCGTTGTCTTTATGACCACAACCAAGACACGAAAACATTTCACCACTTCGATTTCCCCTATCAGAATGACCACATACAGGACAGGTCGTAGAGGTATAATAAGGTGCTACAGTGCGGAACGAAATACGATTTAATTCACACTGTGCTTCTAACCTATTCAACCAATACTTCCAATTCCAAGTTCCAATAGAACGCCTGACATTTTTAGCCAACAAGCGTTTGGCTTTACTTTTATTCCCCATATTTTTTAGTTTTTCAACAACTATTAAATCAGGACTTTCATATATTACAATTTCTTTCGCTATTTCATCAATTCGTTGTTTCAAAGCCAATCGTGCCACACGCTGACCTTTACTATTTTGTTTACACCTTTTAACTCGTTCAATACACGCTTTGATATCCAAACCATATTGATGTCCGTTGTTAAGTGATGCCAAAGCGTTAATACCTGTATCAATTCCTATACAGTCTTTACCTGTTCGTTTCGGTTGAGTAACAATTTCAAAACTGAATTGAACATATTTGTTCGTGATGATGTATGAATTTAATCTCTTACCCAATAACATATATTTGTTGAAATGTTTGTGATATTTGATGGGTAAATCCATAATCATTTTGTTTCCGATTGACGCTAAATGTAACCAACCATCAAACGCTGTTGATTCTTTACTTGGTGTTAAATCCGCTATGGTACAACTAACATACATTTTATTTCCTTTGTGAACAGGTATAACCGCTTTCTCTTTCCAACGAAGTTTACAGGCGTTAATCATATCAATGGCTTCTCTTGCTGCCACCTTTCGTAATCGTGCCGATAACCAAGTTTCAGGTATATCAACAACAGGTTTTAATAAATCACCTTTGGTGGCGTTAGCGGGATTCAACCAAAAATAGTTGATGAATATATTAACCACCTTTGAATATTCATTCAGGATGATTTGTAATTCATCTTTCTTTTTCTGTGTAGTAAATTTCAAACTACATTTGGTTGACCTGATTAACTT